TTACAGCAGAATCTATTGGGGTCAATCGGGACAATTTGTTGAGCAACGATTTGCAGAATCGACTTTTGCACACGGAGCCTGTGTGGATGACTTGAACAATGACGGCTTGATGGACTTATTGGTCGGTAGCGTGGGCATTTATTACAACCAAGGCTCCAGGAGTTTTCGTCTAGACAACACAACACTGGTCAACAACAACTTCAATGCCTGTGGGGTCATACATCAGGCCAACGGAGACATAAACATATTGCTGGGCAATAACGATGGCACTGAAGCAACTTTAAAGGTCTTCAATAGCTTGATGATTTTGCAATCATCCTCATATGTGCCACACGCAACAACTCAAGAGGTCAATTCAGTCACAGTCATAGACGCCAATCAAGATGGTGCCAAAGATTTTGCTGTTCAGTTTTTTGCTGCCACACCAGATATTCAGTCCAGACGTGTTTATCAGAACACCGGCGTCAACACCTACACAATGTTGCCCAGTATTGACACACCCACAGATTCGGGATTTTATGTTTCTACCATCAACATTGCAGGAACATCGGCGGCCTTCTTCCCCAGTGGCAACGGATTTGACAGTCGTATTTTCAAGTCCAGTCCATCGGGATTGGTGGCATACAAGCCCGAGGCATTTGCCAATGCCGCTCAAACCTATGCTAGTTCGTTTGGTGGTACTATTACTTCAGTGCAGGCCGTAACAGTTTACCAAAACAGTAGCAAAAACAAATCTTATGTGTTACAATGCTTCAACGGTCAAAAATGTTACACTAACGAATTATGATTGCACTACCACCAGGTTGTACTGTAAACTTTTCCATCTGGATAGATGTTGATAGTCTATCAACGGAAATGATTAAATGGTATCAATTGATTGGTGGTGCTGTCAAGACTGGTGTCTTCTATGATCATCGTGGTACACCCAAGTATGAACACTTTGTGCAGTATGGTAAAGCCAAATTCTGCTACCATCACCAAAATGGATTGGGTGGTACTAGACTACACTGGCACGGCAACGATGCTGCCACTGCCAGTATGTTCTTGATCAAGTTTTTTGATCATGTCACACAGCATAACCTCAAGGAACAAATGGAACGTGTTGCACTGGATAAATACTAGTTCAACCAGGCGGTCTTGGCATCACTCCCGCTCGACAAATTCTGCTGCCTATGCTAAAATTAACATAGGAGAAAATAATGGCAAAATATCTTTCAACAAAACACTACGGACACAACATTGGACTCAGTGCGGTGTTCCGTCAACCCAACGCAGATCATAGTCATTGTCATCTGCTACATGGTTACAGTCTGGCATTCACATTCACATTTGGCTGTGACCATTTAGACGATAAGAACTGGGCAGTGGACTTTGGTGGACTCAAACCGCTGAAAGCATGGTTAGAAGATCATTTTGATCACAAGTTGGCTCTGGATCAGCAAGATCCACACCTGGCCAAGTTCCGAGAACTTGAGGCATTAGATCTAGCAGAGATTCGTATTTTTGATGGCGTAGGCGCAGAGAAGTTTGCTGAACACGCATTTACCTTTGCTGACGCTTTGATTCGAGAAAAGACCAACAATCGTTGTTATTGTGTTCGTGTAGAGTGTGCCGAACATGGAGCCAACAGTGCCATCTACGAAGGTTAAAAATGTGGGCACGTGAACAAAGCTATGTTTATCTCAAGCAGTACATACAGTGCCGCAACAACACGCCCTGGCCCATGGCTGTGCCGCAAGCACATGACCGTGCTAGATGGACCCTACACCATCTAGGTGGTATAGCCAGCAGTTGGGATATACGCCGTAGCAACTGTACATATTATTATCCACAGATAAAAAATGAAAAGACTGTGGCGCCTTTGGGCTAAAGCATTAGGTGAAAAAACAGGCACTACGGACAAAGAAGCTGACCGTATTGCTTGCATTTGTACTGTGATTGTGTTAACATATATCATCACAAACTGCTTCATCATAGCAGGAGTTATAAGGCATTGGTAAAATGAGTAAATTAAAAATTGCAGAGCTGTTCTACAGCATTCAAGGTGAAGGTCGTTACATGGGTGTACCCAGTGTGTTCTTACGCACATTTGGTTGCAACTTCAAATGTGCCGGCTTTGGTATGCCACGAGGCGAGTCAAGTCGAGAAATTGAAGACATTGCCTCTCGCATACACTATTATAAAACCTACGAAGAGCTGCCTCTGGTGAGCACAGGCTGTGACAGTTATGCATCGTGGGATCCTAGATTCAAAGACTTGAGTCCCATGATGGAGAGCAACGGCATTGTGGATCGTATCATGGAGATACTGCCTCATGGTCGTTGGGAAGATGAGCATTTGGTCATCACCGGTGGGGAACCCTTGTTGGGTTGGCAACGTGCGTATCCAGAATTGTTGGATCACCCCAATATGCATGGTCTTAAAGAAATCACATTTGAAACCAACGGCACTCAAAAGCTCACCGCAGAGTTCAAAGAATACCTACAGCGGTGGAGAGCACAACGTGAAATCACATTCAGTGTCAGTGCCAAACTGAGTTGCTCGGGCGAAAGCAGAGAAGAAGCCATACTGCCTGAAGTTGTATGCGAATACGAACAAGTGGGTACAGCGTATCTAAAACTAGTTGTTGCCACTGATGCTGATGTCGAAGAAGCACTGTGGACAGTGAACGCATATCGTCAGGCTGGATTCACCGGACACGTTTATCTCATGCCCATCGGGGGTGTTGAAAGCGTGTACACTCTTAATAATCGCCGTGTGGCAGAACTGGCAATGAAACACGGTCTACGCTACAGCGATAGACTACAGGTGCCATTATTTAAAAATGAATGGGGAACTTAAATGACAGAAACAAAACAAAGAACCGTGGTAAGAATGCTTACCTATCGCTTGACTGCTTGGTTATTCACTATCTTCTGGACTTATCTGTTCACAGGAAACTTGGGCAACTCAGCAGGATTTGCCACAGCATTACACGTTCTACTGAGCATTGATTACTACATACACGAGCGTATCTGGCTTCGAATCAAGTGGGGGAGAACCAATGGCAACAGCTAAAAAGACTGCGGCAAAAAAAGTGCCAGCAAAGAAGGCGCCTGCCAAAGCAGAACCAAAATTAAAAGTCAGTGCCAGTGCCAAAGCGGCAGCAACCAAAAAAGGCGAGCCTTATGTGAGTGTGGTCAGTGTAGAACTGGATCCAGATAATGTGGGCAATGGTGCATTTGAATTGGACTGGAACGATATCTTTTTGGCCCGCTTGGTCAAGGCCGGCTACGAAGGTCGAGACGATGCTGCCATTGTGGACCGCTGGTTCCAAGATATCTGCCGCAATGTGATCATGGAAAATTACGAACAATGGGAGGCCAACCAGGCACCTGAAACTCGTATCGTACAACGCAGAGATCTAGGTGACGGACGTAGCGAAGTATCGTGATCCTTTACGTCAATGGCGACAGTCACACGGCCGGAGCAGAGGCAGTCAACACCTATTGCTTTGCTGAAGATGATCCCAAATACCGTACATTGGGTCGTCGACCACATCCTGACAATCTAGCAGTCAGTTACGGGCAAGTGTTGGCCAATCGAATGAATTGCAAACTTATATGTGATGCCGAGAGTGCCAGCAGTAACCATCGCATAATAAGAACTGCGTGGGAATGTATTTTGGGCGGGGCTCCAGACTTTGTTGTAATAGGTTGGAGCACATGGGAACGCAAAGAGTTCTGCGACCCCGACACCGGTATCACTTGGCAAGTCAATGCTGGGGGTGTTGGAGCAGATTGGCCCGAATGGTTGAAGAAACAGTATCCCAAATTTGTTGCTGAACTAGATTGGGCCAATGAAATGCAACACAGTCACAGCAAAATACACCAGTTTCATTTGGACCTAAAACGAATGGGCGTACCACATTTGTTCTTTAACACCTATAATTATTTTGATCCCAATGTGGTTGAGCACCAATATACCTGGAACAACTCGTACCTTGATCCATACAATCCCAAAGGCACCTATTATGAATGGTGTGTACAACAGGGTTTTGAATCAGTTGGCCCAGATTCTTACCATTTTGGTCCAGCGGCCCATGCCGCTTGGGCCAAATTCTTGTATACCAAAATTGTCCACAACGAGTTGACAAGAATTGAATAATATGCTATTATTACTGCATGAGATACTTAATCGTCGATACTGCTAACACTTTCTTTCGTGCCCGTCACAGTGCCCATCGTCAAAGCGATACTTGGGACCGATTGGGTTTTGCTATCCACGTGACTCTGGGTAGTGTCAACAAAGCCTGGCGTGACCAGAAAGCCGACCACGTGGTCTGGTGTTTAGAGGGTCGAAGCTGGCGCAAGGACTTTTATGAGCCGTACAAGAAGAACCGTGCAGTCGCCCGAGCCGCACTCACGGAAACCGAAGCCGAAGAAGATAGACTATTTTGGGAAACTTTTGACGAGCTCAAAACGTTTCTGCAAGACAAAACAAATTGTACTGTTCTCCGGCACGAGCACCTGGAAGCAGATGACTTGGTGGCAGGATGGATACAAAGTCACCCTGAGGATGAACACGTCATCGTAAGCTCAGACACAGACTTTTATCAACTGCTGGCACCGAACGTGAAACAGTACAATGGTATCGCCGATGAGTTGCATACCTTGGACGGTATACTCGACAAGCGAGGCAAATTGGTAGTTGATAAAAAGACCAAAGAGCCCAAACGCATACCTGATCCCAAGTGGATCCTGTTCGAGAAGTGTATGCGTGGCGATGCCAGCGACAATGTGTTCAGTGCCTATCCTGGTGTGCGTACCAAAGGTACCAAGAACAAGATTGGCTTGCAAGAAGCATTTGAAGATAGGGACCGGCAAGGATTTGCTTGGAACAATCTCATGTTGCAACGTTGGGTAGACCACAATGGCAAAGAACACAAGGTGCTAGATGACTATCACCGTAATGTTACTCTAGTGGATCTTACTGCACAGCCCGAAGACATCAAGGCCAAGATCAAGGCCACCATTGACGCCGGCTCAGTGCCCAAGAATCGTCCCATGATTGGTGCTCAGTTCCTAAAACTGTGTGGCAAGTATGAATTGAATCGTCTCAGCGAACACGCCACACAGTTTGGTGATTTATTGAGTGCAGGGTATCCCCAATGAATCGAGTTGAATCATGTTCGAACTAGTGTTGACCCAATTGTTGATGTATCCAGGCAGTGCCACCGCTGTACAACGTACTGTGGTAGCCAGATACGAAACTGTCGGTCAGTGTGAAACTGCCAAACGCCATATTGATGTTAGATACAATACATCACTCGAATGTGTTGCTGTAGGAAAGAAAAAAATATGAACCAACGAATCAAAAAACTTGCCAACATTTGGGCCAACCGTAGAGCAGAAGATGAGCAACTGGGTATCATATATACCTTCTCTGAGAAGGCATTGGATGCGTTTGCTGAACAGGTCATAAAAGAATATTTGTCAGAATTTGAAACTGACGTGTTAAAAATCAAAGAAAGATTGAATTCATATGAACAAACGAATTAAAGAAATATTGGCCATTGCAATTTTGATAATGTGTGCAATTATGGTTGTAGCAACCTGGGATATGCCAGGCAACGCCGGATGGTTAATAGCCATGGTGGGATGGCTTGAAATTGTACTAAATCGACCCAAAGAAACAAACAATGCCCTTTAAACTACACACCAGCAGTATACGTACCATACGTCACAATGATGACAATTTTATCATACACGACGATATGACGATGAGCCCAAGGGCAGGTTTTGAGATTAGTCAACGGTGCCCGGAAAACTATCGAGATATCATACAAGAATGCATCGGTCACGGTTGGCTTCGGCCTGTGGCATACATGAAAGATTCAGAACTGGTGTGGGAAACTTTGCAACAATGATTTACTTATTACTATTTTTATTCTTCTTCAAACACTTTCTTGCTGATTTTTTATGGCAAAGCAAACGTATGCAAGATGACAAGGGCACCTTTGGCGCCCTGGGTGGTCTACAACACGCTGGCCTACACGGGGCCTTTACCTATGTTATTTTATTGCATTTTGTAGATCCTGTATTTGCACTTGGCCTGGCTGTATTTGATGCTTTCCTACACTATCACATTGACTGGGCCAAACGACAGTTCACACAAGGACTGACCACGGAAGACCGTGCATTTTGGATCTGGTTCGGTGTTGACCAACTGTTACACGCCATAACCTATTTTGTTTTGGTCTACTTGACCGGACTACTTATATTCAACGGAGCCATAGCATGAACAAACCCATATCCAACAGCAGAAACACATCCGAACTTGCGGTGGCACAGGTCGGCAATCGTTTTGATCTAATACTAATACTGGCCAAACGAGTTCGTGAACTCAAAGCCGGACACAGAGCCAAGGTAACCGGTGCCGGTGGCATCAGTGCCACTGCTTTGATGGAAGTCGAACAGGGACTTATTGGTAGAGAATACCTTAAGAAAGTAAAATGATCAGCAACATAGCCACAGGACCATTTTTGCAGGCATCATATCCAATGCCTTATATCAATCCAGGTGTACCCAGTGCAGGCCTGGTACGAATACACAACAATCAAATGCAGGTGTACGATGGATCATCGTGGCTGTTAGTAGGCAGTTCAGTAATGTTAGATCTCTCATATGAAGCACAAGAACTGCTACAGTGGGCTCGACGTAAAAAACAGGAAGACGAAGAATTTGAAGTCAGGCTATGGAAACATCCTGGCCTCAAAGAAGCCTATGATCATCTCCGGATCATGGATGCATTAACCAAACAAGAGGCAAAAAACAATGAAATGGTTTGATCAATGGTTTGCACGTAAATGCAAATGGGCCTGGGAATATAACCTAAGAGATGACTCCATGGTTCGTGATGACCATATCAACATCATTGGCGCTAAGTCACATCGTGGTATGGTCAGTAAAGATTCAACTCGCAGCCTCAACGGACACGGTATGAATTTTACCTTGTACAAAGCCGTTGGTGGACATATTTTAGAGACCAATCGCTATGACGAACGTACAGATCGTAGACACAATGAACTGTACATGATCGATGAAGAAAAAGACTTTGCCACTCAAGTGGCACAAGCAATCATGATTGAAAGTGTAAAACTATGACCGAAGAACGCATTGCAAGACCCATTGTCAAAAACAAATACTGGATAGTAGAAGACCATGGAGAAAAGGTGGCCACCATACAGGCAGTGGAAGAAGGTGGCTTTGTGTATGTACACAATGACCAGCGTGAGCCGTTTGCTAGTATCAAAGTTCTCAGCCGGCAATACAACATTGTGTTTGACAAGCCGGTACGGAAGACTGCAGAACAACAGGTCGAAGGCAATCACGTTTACGGTTTCCCCACACAGTTCCGACCGCACAATGAACTGTATGATGTACAACGCAAGTTGCCGATCTTTACCAAGACCGCAAAAAGCAAAAGTTACTTCTGTGCCGGCTACTACATCCTCAAGTTTGACAGTCATTGGGCCAAGGCCACGTGTCCAAAATTGATCACATTGAATCGTTATGAATTCCGTGGCCCTTACTTGACGCCGGAACAAATGCAAACCGAACTCAAGGCTGCCAATGGATCATAGTCTTAGCATTCACGTGCGTATGTTCAATGATCGTGTGCGGGCCATGAATCAAACACAGAAGAAAGAACTCACCCTGACAGCCGCAGAAGCACGTAATCTACACTCAGATATATTTGCATTGCTCACACACGTGGCTGAGATTTCTGGCAACAACACCGGCGGAACGGAAGATATCACTGTATTGATGGATGGTGGCGGTTTTAAGTAATATACGCCTATAACGAAGATAAATAAAATACAGGAAACATTGAGATGTCAAGACCAAAGCCAACAGTACTACTCGAGCATGTGAACAAGTTAAATTACAAGAGTGATCAGATTCTGAGCTCTGAGGGAATTTGGGCTGTCTACTACGAAGGTAAACCCATCAACTTAAAAACGGCCAACGTGCTGATTGCATATCCAGGTCCAAAATACAAAAAGGTCTCGTTCTCCAACAGTGGTCACGCCATTAACTTGTGCAAGAAACTCAACGTATTATTTAAAACTGACAAATTCGAGGTTGTGTTATTGGCACAGGGCGAAACTGTTTTCTCGCAAAAGAAACTGTAACTGTGTGCCATGTCCGATGACGCAAGAACACAGGCGTATTGGCAACAGCATATTATAGATCATGTTGAACATCCGTTGTGCCCTTGGCCCGAAACAACATTTCGTGATTTTTGGTTCAATCCACTAAATCGAACCAGTCTAAGACTAACTGAGTTTGGACACCGAATAGCCGTGGGACTTGCTCGACTAGAAAATTTTCGTGTGGATCTTGACAGTAAAATAAAACCCAAACATTTTCTATTATTTGAAAAGGCCTGCGTGAGTCCTTACTATGTGAAGAAGCTGGACCAATTGGTGGTATTTGACCAAGAGACCGCAGTTATGATACAGTTACACGCCGGCAATTTTGATGCTTACTTTAGAAATCGGTTAGACTATGAGTAATAGATAAAATTTATGAACAAACCTGATACACTATGTATGGCTCCGTGGACACATACTTACTTGAGTCCACAAACCGAGCGCAGAATGTGTTGCGCCAGTAGAGAACCTGCACAAAATTTTCAACAGTATATCGACACCACGGCCGGTACTGGTCGTTATATACCCATAACACTGGATGAACATTGGAATGGAGATCATATGCGCGGGGTACGCAGGCGCATGATGGCCGGCGAAACCTTGCCTGAGTGTGAGGTATGCAATGACCGGTTGTTGAACACAGATGTTTACCGTAGTTATTTTAACCAACTGTTTGGCAATAAGTATTTACAGGCAATTGAACAAACTGACTCAACAGGTTACACAACCATGAAGCCAGTCAGTTGGGACTACCGGTTCAGTAACCTATGTAATTTCAAATGTCGTACGTGCGGCGATATGTTGTCCAGTGCCTGGGAAACCGAGCAACGGCAACACAACATGATCGATTGGACCAATTCCAAAAATTCTTGGATGCGACCCGATATCAAACAACAAATTGAACAATTTCAAAGTAGTACAGTTGAGAAAGAATTCTTCGACGCAGTAGAGGACCACCGTGTTGAAGAAGTATATTGGGTAGGTGGCGAACCATTGATGTATGAACAACACTGGCGTGCCATGCAAAGAATTATTGAATTAGGAGATGGACCAAATGTCTACGCACGATACAACACAAATCTTAGTCGGGTCAATTACCGCGGTGTCAATCTTTATCGTGATATTTTGGCTGGGCTACGAGATTGGCAAATCTGCGCGAGCCTCGACGGAACAGGCCCAATTGGGGAATACATTAGAACAGGCCTCAACTTCGATAGTTGGCTTGAGAACTTCAATCAAGGAGTTCAGATTGCAACTCATCCTAGACAGATGCGAATCGACTTCACCCTTACCTTGCCAGGAATGTTTGAGGTTGAACGGATTGAACGACTGTCCTCAACCCTCTCCGTACAAGTTTTGGCGAAGGTAATTTTTAGTTTTAGTCCGGACATAGTTATGTCACCTTTAGCCCTACCTAGAAATCTATTAGAACCATGGGTAGATGAAACAATTAGCGCAATCGCAACTGGCAGTAGCCCGTTAAAGGATATACTTGTTCAGCTAAAAACCAGACCCACCTTCCAGGAACAATGGCCCAATGAGTACAAAGCGGCTCTTGTCCGCGGCAAGGCTCGTATGTTAAAATTAGAGCAGATTAGAACTCAAAGCATAACAATGACGGACATACTCAGTGCTCGTCCCGATGTACTCAAATGGTGGATGCAAATTGAAAGTTGAAGTAGTATTACGAAACCCATTAGACAAAGCAAATCAGATTGCTTACACGATCGCAGTCAATGAAACACCAATGGGTCATCGATGGTATCAAGCATTGCAAGACGTATTACAACAAGAACTATACTTAGAAAAAAACTTTTGCTTCCTAGGATTCCCAGACAGTTCGCGCAACTTAGAGTATATTTGTCAAGAACTTGAGTGGGCCAAGAATCAAATCAACGCTTTCTTTCACAATCGATATTGTATTCAAGAAGACTTTACTGTAGACACGCTACGCACAGATCTTGAACCCAATCAAGCAATAATGAACCAACTGCACAATCATTTTGAACACTTGCAAGGTACTGTGTGGGGATTGAGCGATTGGTACAAAGAGGCAGACTACGATACCAAATTTGCCATCAGGCAATTGAACAATCTTTGTCATGAAGCAGAAAGCCTAATGCTGAGTCACCGTAAGCAGGCCACACTGCCAGACTGGATTCGTCCCAGTCAAATTACTACATTTTTAAATGCCGAACGCATAGACTTTCCCAACAACTGTAAAACAACATTTGATGAAGTCAGATACAACAGACGTTTTGGCGAAGTTTACCTGCATTGGACACAGATAGGCAAAACACTTTACGAGGTCTATAGAGATGAGTCGGGTGCAGACATAGACAAAACTGTGTGTGACAGCATCACACACCTGCGTTACTATAGTGGTGAATTTGACATTGAGTGGGCACAGGATGTTGTGTTTGATGGTCCGCATCCTTGGCACACACGAGAAATGACAGGGTTTCGTGAATGGCTTATTCGTAATCGATTTGACTTAGAGGATGCAGAGTTCAACTACGGTTACCATCCTGTGGCACAAGTTGAATTGGCTAAAAGTTTTGGCACAACAGATTTCAGACAAATTTGGCCCGTACTCAGCCGGTACTTGGACATATACAGCATAACAGCAGGACCAGTTACAGCAGTATATGATTATGCCTGGACAGATGCAGACTATCGGCAACAACAAATAGAGAGATTAAAACCCGGATATGATTATAACAGTCGGCGGTGATAGTTTTATATTTGGCAGTGAGTTGGGAGATTGCACACAATACCCCAGTGAACGATCATTCACAGCATTGCTGACTCAAGAATACAGTTATAATTGTGTGGCTTGGCCCGGTTATGCCAATGACAGTATAGCACGTACAGTGATAGAAGCCTGCGAAGGTATCCAAGACCAACAAGCAGTTGTTGTCAGTTGGACTTTCCCGGGCAGGTATGAGTTTAGATTTAATTATTATACCAAACAAATCAAGAGTCCTTGGTATGCATTTAATTCATGGAATATAAAAAATGTCAAAGACATTGCACCCGAAATACGTGCAGATACGGAACATGGTATATTGAATTTTCTTAAGAATAAAGAACGTGCTGATCAGTCTGGTGTGACTGAATTTGTAGAAACATTTTACCATCATGTTGGCGGTTCTGAATATTGGGAAATTTATTCAACACTGAAGGAAATTGTATACTTACAAAATTATCTAAAGGTAAAACAGATACCTTACGTGTTTACCTGTGCTGACAACAGTATATTTGTTAATCATACCATCCGGGAACCCGATACCATAATAGCAAGTCTATACAGTCAAATCGATCACTCACGTTGGTTTTGGTTTCCACCAGGCACGGGTGCCAATCAAACAGAAACACCAAGAGGATTTTACCAATGGGCTGTAGAGAATAAATACCCAATGGGTGCCACGCATCCATTGGAACAGGCACACACAGATGCTGCCAAATTGATGCAAGGAAAATTCAATGAACTGGTTACGAAATATATACTATAGAATTCGTTTAGAGATTCGATACCGTAAAAAATTAAAAGAGCTACGCAAAAGAGATCCATTTATTTACAAATGAAACATCTGTTAACAGTAGGCGACAGTTTTACCTACGGCGAAGAATTAGAGGATAGAACCTCAGCGTGGCCACAACAATTGGCATCAAAACTTGATTATCAGTTGATAAATTTAGGGACACCAGCTGCCAGCAACGATAAGATACTTAGAACAACTTTTGAACATCTACTTACTCATACACCGGATCTTGTTGTAATTGGGTGGAGCAATATTGGACGTAGTGAGTACGCTGATGAATTTGGCTATTACGATGTATGGCCAGGATATCAAGGCAATTTGTTTCGAAGAGATAACACGTTGTGGAGAGAAGAATTGGTTGAATACATCAGCAAGTATCATAATATAGAATTTATTAACCGTAAATTTTTACAACAAGTTGTACTCTTGCAAAAATATCTAGAATCGTGTAAAATACAGTATGTCATGGTGAACATTGTTCAAAATGAATATTACAAACTAAAGAAATTTTCAGCACAAGAATTATACAATAAACAAGTCAACCGTGATACATTTTTAGGATTTGATGATAGTGGAATGCTTGAGTGGACACACGGATGCAAACTGGGGCCAAAAGGACATTTCCTTGAAGATGGACATCAAATAGTAGCAGATCGATTATATGAACATATTAGGCATCTCGGCTGGCTTTCATGATGCAGCCGCTACAGTAATCAATCGCTCGGGCGATATACTTTTTGCTGGCCATAGTGAAAGGTACAGCAAACTAAAAAATGACGCACACATTGGTATAGGATTAATCCAAGAATTATCCAACTACCCAATATCCACACTTGCCTATTACGAAACACCTTGGCGCAAACAACTACGCAGATGGCGCAGTGGCGAAGGTATTCAGTGGAAAAAGATGACAACTGTTCAATGTTTAAAAGAAGAACTAGGATACTTGTATCGCAATATAGAACAACAAAACATCGTCGATAAATATTATGGTCATTCTGTATTGCAAATCCACAGTTACAATCATCACCTGAGTCACGCAGCCGCTGGATTTCAAACAAGTCCGTACGATCGTGCCACTGTAGTGGTTATTGATGCCATTGGGGAATCAGATACCATCACCATATGGGCAGCCGACTATGATCGTCATGGTTGTGCTCAATATCGAAAACTGTGGAGCCAACAGTACCCACACAGCATAGGCCTGTTCTATTCGGCCATGACTCAACGAGTTGGGCTCCGACCCAACGAAGAAGAATACATTACCATGGGCATGGCCGCATACGGAAAGCCTTATGCAACCAAGGCAGTACTCAAGCGAGATCTGGTTGATGATGACTACAACATCATTTTTAAAGACAATCTACACATTGGTGCCAACAAGGATTTGTTGCTGGGGCACGATGATGCAGACATTGCCGCAGGCGCACAAAGCCTAGTAGAGGATCTGATTAAAAATGTAATGCGTAGAGCTAGAGAGTTCCAATGGTCGGAGAATCTAGTTTATATGGGAGGTGTGGCACTGAACTGTAGTGCTAATCGTAAATTGGGGAATTACTTTGAAAATATTTGGATTATGCCTAATCCTGGTGATGCCGGTAGTAGCCTCGGTGCTGCCGCTCTGGCTTATGGACATAGACTTAACTGGAGAGACAGTTTCCTTGGCCATTGCATTCCAGGTGTTTATCCTGTTAACCAGTTATTGGACCGGCTTCTTAGTGACAAAATTGTCGGAGTGGCATCAGGAAGAGCCGAGTTTGGTCCTAGGGCACTCGGAAACAGAAGCCTCCTTGCGGACCCTCGCGGCAGCGAGACAAAGGAACGAGTTAATGCAATCAAACGTCGCCAACAATTTAGGCCGTTTGCTCCGGTAATATTAGAAGAACTGGCTGCTGAATATTTTGATATGCCCGAAGGATTTACCACCAGTAGGTATATGCAGACCACTGCTAGATGCCGATATCCTGATCAATTCCCTGCCATTGTACATCATGATGGCACTAGCCGTGTACAGACTGTGCCAGCTGACGGTTCGGGCATACGTGAACTTCTTGAAAAATGGTTTGTAATGACTGGTTGCCCCATGTTATTAAACACCAGTCTTAACATACGTGGCGAGCCCATGGTCGACGATCGTGCAGATGCAGATCGATTTGAGCAGTTATACGGTGTAAAGGTCTGTTCATGAATATCGCTACAGATTAATTTTCGCAATATTCTTTAAATAGTATTATGACAACAAAAATTTTAATCATGGGTTTACCGGGTTCGGGTAAAACTGCATTGGCCAAAGAACTAAAAATGAGACTAACAGTTTTAGATAAAACTGTTGATTGGTATAACGCTGACATTGTGCGCGAGCAATATAACGACTGGGACTTTAGTCATGAAGGGCGTATGCGCCAAAGCGAACGTATGCGGGAATTGGCTCATGCCAGTCAAGCAGATTTTGTCATATGCGATTTTGTTGCACCATTACGACAAATAAGAAAAAACTTTGGTGCTGATTTTATCATATGGATGCATACTATTGAGGTCAGCAGATACGACGATACCAACAAACTGTTTGAACCTCCCATCAAATACAATGTGTGTGTTGACACCATGGACGCTGTGGCTTGGGCAAAGAAAATCATAGAACAACTTACGGCACCAAAACAAACAACAACTATAAGTTGGTAATGAAAGATAAATTCAAACGCCTGTACATGGACTGGGCGGCCCGTGTGTCGCAATTGAGTCATGCCCGACGTCTACAAGTGGGTGCAGTCATTGTAAAGGATGACACAGTCATCAGCTATGGCTACAACGGTATGCCGGCCGGATGGGACAACAACTGCGAGTTTGAATACACAGATCCACAGACCAAACAAACATCATTGGTAACAAGACCGGAGGTACTACATGCTGAATCGAATGCCATTGCAAAACTTGCCCGAATTATCAACAGCGGCAGCGGTGCCGATATTTTTGTTACTCATGCTCCTTGTTTGGACTGCGCCAAATTGGTTTATCAGGCTGGCATCAAGCGGGTGTATTTTGGTACTGCTTATCGCAATGATGATGGGTTACAGTTCTTAAAAAATTCTGGTGTGGATGTTGAACAAATTGAAAATATTGATCAGCGGTGATAGTTTTGCAGTTGACTATCGCATGGTTGATCCACAGGCACAGGGATGGACCAATGCCCTGGCAGAGCAGTATGAAATAACCAATATTGCCCAGGCTGGTGTTAGTGAATACAAAATAGTCAAACAATTGGAATCTGTTGATGTGGGTGCTTTTGACTATGTCATAGTGACACATACCAGTCCATATCGTGTGCATATAAAAGAACATCCTGTCCACGCCAACAGTGTGCTTCATAAACACTGTGATCTATTGTATTCGGACCTAGAAAAATCACGGCAGGTCAGTGATCCTGTGGTTGGCGCCGCACTAGATTACTTCAAATATGTGTTTGATGTTGACTACTACAACGACATATATTTGATGATGTTGGATCAAATTAATTCTATCACATATAGAAATACAACATTGCATCTAACATTCTTTGATAATCAAATGGATTATCCGTTTGACAATTTTATAAACGCTTCAGATATATTCAAAGAATATCCTGGAAACACCAATCATCTAAGTGCTCGTGGTAATCTCAAAGTAGTTGAAAAAATCAAAAATTGGTTGTTGTTAAAAACTCAATTGTAAATTTTAGCAACAGATATACGCAGATTTTCTTCTAGCTCATTCCACACTAGGTCCAGAAACTGTTTGTTGTAAAACCAGTTGTAATTGTGATCAAGAACCATTTGCATATCCTCTAACATTGATTCTAATTCTTGATCGGGTTTGTTACATATATCCCTGACTATGCCAACAACTGCTTGTAGTCTTTTGACTGGATCCAGTATCTGATCATAACTCTCGTCCCACCAATTGCCAAATGTTTTGAATCCATATTTAGAAAAATATTGTAGATTGTTGGCACAACCCAACAACACAAAAGGTTGTCGAGCCACAACAGGTTTAAAAATCTTTTCTGTTAAATGACATTTGGTCTCCCAATAACAAGTCTCAGTGACCACATGTAAAAAACTTTCCATAGATTCTGGCACAGCACCCAAGGTCTGACTACCATTTGGTATGTTGGGTTTGGTCAAATGATCTATTCGTAAAGGAAACTCGACGGTATCTAAAACGTTTTTTGCTTCACTCACATAATCTGCATCCAAACCAAATTGACTGATAGCGTCCATCATATTTTCAGAGTAACTATTATTGTTTATTGGGCATACGTCACTATAACTTACATGACCGTGTTGCAACAAATTGTGTTTGGCCAGTTCAGCAACAAGAAAACTTCTGTAACTTCTGGCACCACCTGTGATACGATTAAATGTTATGTATTTTTTTCGAATAATTCTTTGGTCGGGCGGAATCAATCTAGAATCGTATTGGTACCCCCTGTACCAATCCGCCGCCGCAAAGGCGTGAAAGAAATAATAACAATCTGTGAAACGATGTTCGGCTAAGATTTGATTTTTTGCCTCACTGTCCAGCTCAGTATTAAGTAGTATTACAGGTCGGAGTTTTCCTTGATCGTCTCTATGTGTTTTTGCGTATCTAAATAATGCCCGATTAAAATCAGGCAACAACGGCTCCTGATCATAACAAAATAACAATGCGCCATCATTACCACCCAAATCAATACTTTCTACATTTTCTGGTTGAGTTGATCCAAAAGGATGTAGATATGCGACCTTGGGTTGTGTTATAATACGTTGTGCCATGGCCGCCACATTTTCATAATGACTGTGAATATTATACATGTTTGATGTTTTTTATACTGGAATGAAACCTAATCGATTTGCACACGAACAGCCTGCAGATAGTTTGGAGCATGCCGCTGAATTGAGTCGTACTAGACTCTACTGGTATATTTATAGTGCCAATGATTACACCAACTTTGATTTTGGTTATGTGCCTCCTCCGTGGGAAGACACTCACGTACACACGTGGCCCACACAATGGAATCAGCACGGTGGCGCATATCTAGCAAACAAGAATACTGTACTTGAACATCAATGGCAGTTTCACAATCAACTGGTGACTGCTGTGCCAACTATGCAGAATTGGCAGACACTACACGCTGTTGAAAAATTTGACTACTCTTGGCAGCCGCACCCACACGACCCACCCTATATCTATGTGTTTGGTAATCAGTGGTACATAGCCGAACAAATGCCCACAGTAGAATATCATGTGCCCGGGGCCACAGAGCGCAAGTATATGTATGAACCACAAGCACAACTGGCACCCACCACCGAACACTGGCACACGCTGTCAGATGTGCCTGTAGACTTTGATTATAGTTGGTGTCCAGATCCACACGACCCACCCTACATCTATGTGTTTGGTAATCAACACTGGACCGGTGAACGTAGTGGTACAGTGGAATATCAAGTGCCGGGTGCCACTGAACGCAAGTTCATCGGCGATATCCGAGCATTCCTGGGCGTGTTAGACATATTCTTTGTTAACAAATCTAATGCTCAATCTGATGCACGTTGGCAGGCCATCGAAACCAAGTATCCCACAGCACAGAACATACGTTATGCCAATAGCATGATGAAGACCATTGAGCGTTGTGTGACTCGAGCACGTAGTCCACGCTTCTGGGTCATTACCAGTGAAAACATCTACGATGATTTTGATTTTGATTGGCACGCCGAACCTTGGCAACAACATATGACTCACGTGTTTGGATCACAGTGGAACAAATGGTCTGATACTTACTTGATCAACACGGCAGAATTCAATCGGCATCGTGTGTGGGCCCAAGGTATCGAACAGTTTCCTAACTTAAACTTTGTGGACAATCAAACAGTGTATGTACCCGATGATCTACACGACATCTACTATGTTGACCATAACAACAATGATAGAGAATCACGTGAACGATTATTGCATCGTTACCCCAATATTAAAATCACAAGATTTGTGGACAACTACTTGGACACATTCAAACGTATCATGACAACAGCCACCACCGAATATGTCTGGATATGTAACAGCATCTGTGACTACGGCCGTTTTGATTTTACCTGGCAACCTGAACCTTGGCAAAAGCACATGATACATGTGTTTCCCAGCAACAACCAACCACGTGGCGACACATTCTACATACACGTGGAGTCGTTTCGACAACAGATGTACGAGCTTGAAATACTGGATTGGTTCAATGTGATCAACTACTGCGATGATCAACACCCAGACCGATTCGCTTCTCCTGTTGTGTATTACGACAGCGACAATCTGATTGATGCCGTTAGACAATACCAATTTGATTTTCCTTACGTGGTGTTTACCAATGATCCAGATATCACACACGTTGGCAAACCATTGTGTCTTTGGTCTGCAAAAGACCGTGCTGTTGAGGCCATTACACGTAGCGGTAGTACATCGATAGTGCCTCGCGAAATCAAGACACATTTGAAGTCACAAATCTACGATTACCCCTACATAAACCGCCAAGAACGTGGACATTTAAGCGAGCAAAGTCTAGATATAGTGTACATCAGCAACGGCGAACCCGACGAGGAACGCTGGTACGAACACCTGTGCTATCAAAGCAACACCGAAGCAAAATGGATCAGAGGTGTCAATGGACGTGTGACCGCATATCAGGCAGCGGCCCGTGCCAGCACCACCCCTTGGTTCTTTGCTGTGTTTGCCAAATTGGAAGTGGCAGGTGGAGAGTTTCCTTGGTTCGAATGGCAACCAGATTACTACCAAGAACCCAAACACTACATATTCAATGCTCGTAATCCGGTAAACGGCCTAGAGTACGGTCATATGGGCATGATTGCTTATAATCGGCGCCTGGTGTTGGAAAACAACAGTCCTGGCATTGACTTTACTTTGAGCCAACCACACGAGTCCGTGCCCTTATTGAGTGGTGTGGCACATTTCAATCAGGATGTCTGGACCACATGGCGCACAGCATTTAGAGAAACCTTAAAACTGCGCCTGTTCATGGACACACAACCCACTGTGGAAACCGAGCATAGACTCAACGTCTGGTTGACACAGGCACAAGGCAACTACAGCAATTATTGTTTGGATGGCGCACGTGATGCAGTTGAATACTACAACGAAGTTGCAGGTGACTTAGATAAACTACAGTTGAGTTTTGAATGGGCCTGGTTACAGGAACGCTTCACTCAAAAAACTTTTTGACCGATTTGGTAATATGTTCCACTTCTGTGTCAGTTAGTTCGGGATAGATTGGCAGACTCAAACACTCACGAGACAATGAGTCGGCACCCATATACAGTCGTGTTCGGTCAATAAAATCATATCCAAGTTCAAGTTCGTACAAGGGATCTGCATAGTGTATTTTGGTTTCTACACCCTCGTTTAATAGGAATGTCTGCAGCCTATGGCGGTTTGATTTTGCCCTTATGACAAACTTGTGCCAAGAGTGTATTACATCTGCATCAGGCAACAAAATATCAACATAGGGAAACAGTGTCTCAATGTAGTAGTCAGCAATCTTGGCCCTGCGTTGTTGCCATGCATCGAAGTAATTTAATTTGACCAACATCTGAGCACAGTCTGCTTCGCTCATTTTGCTGTTGGTTCCGGATGTTTGATGTACACTGGCCTTGCCATTGTCTTTGAAATTGGTAACAGCTTCTGCAAAATCAAAATCGTCAGTCAACACCATTCCGCCAGAACCGTAGTTGTTTAAATTCTTTGTAGGATCAAAACTCAATACACTGATGTCTCCCATTTTGCCTGAAGGTATACCTTTGTAGCTGCCTCCGAAACTCTGCGCGGCATCTTCAATCACATATAGATTATCATTAAAAAATTCAGTGTGTAGTCGAAGTCTATCATAGTCTACACAATTACCATACAGGTTAACATACATTAGGGTATTGACACCCATGTCATCAAATGTGTTACCTAGTGAGTTGAGATCCAATAATCCTTGATAGTCCACATCACATATGACAGGTCTACGCTGTGCCTGCAATGGTGCATTCAGTGTGGCTGCAAAACTTATGGCAGGAATCAACACTGCCGATGGTGCTGATGGCAAGGGTTTGGTAAGTTCTAAAGCAAATATCAAACCCTGTGTTCCGGACCCAACAGAAATAGCGTGTGCTCTATCGCATCTACGGGCCATGGACTTTTCAAATTTCAATGTATACTCGCCATCCAGCACCTGACCGGATTTATACACGTGGTCAGTGATGTCCAACAGTTCGTCTCTGAGAGTTGCGTACTGTCGTGATATACCAAAGAAAGGAATTATATTTTTAGTTTCCAATATCGGCTCGATTTAAACCAGTCGTGATAACGTTGAAATCCTTCTTCTACATCTACCTGTGGATCAAACCCAAAGTCCTTACGTGCTCGATCAATGTTCAACGAACCACGACTGGGGAAATCTAAATCTCTGTCATTCACTATCAAATTCCCACCCCCGGCCATTTTTAATGCCATTTGTGCGGCTTCCAACAAAGTGACACCGTGACTCTTGGTAATGTTGTAGATCTGATTTGTAGTCTGCGGGCTCAGAGTGGCCTGTACTATACCACGTGCCACATCTTCTACATAGGTAAAGTCCAGTGATTCGTTGGCTCCATTCACTTTGAGAGTTTCTCCGCGCAAGGCAGCAAGCATGAATTTGGATACCACGCGATCTTCAACATCGAGTTCACCATACACTGCACTGGGACGTATAATAATATGATCAAAGCAGCCGCGACGAGTGTAATCTTGTACCAGGTGTTCTCCCATGAGTTTCATAATACCATACTGCCCTTGTGGCTGACACACTGCATTTTCAGTAACATCGTCGGCAAAGTCTCCGTAGACCATACTGCTACTGATGTATACAAACTTGGGTATATGATAGTTTTTGGTCATTTCGAGTAAATGTACTAGACCAGTTGACATGACCTCACTGCCCCATATGGGATTTTTACTTACAACCTTTTGTCTAGGAAAACTGGCAAGATGTATCACAGCCGCACAGCCTGTGCTAAATGTTCTAAAACAATCTTCCACCTGTTTGTGATCACGAAGATCTATATAGTGCAGGCCGGACTTTATTTGTGCCAGGCGTTCACCACGTAGATATTCTAATTCGGCTTTGTTTACAAAACCATAATTGGTCACACTGTCTATAATAAAACAAGTATGTCCCAGTGCTTCCAGCTGTTGTACCACATTGTGTCCAATAAAGCCGGCGCCACCAGTTACAATAAATTTCATTGGAATTTCAATCTAAAAAAAGTTTCTGCTTCGGGTTTGAGTAGGCCAGTGATGACCACCCGGTAACCGTAGTTTAATATATCTGGTTGTACGTGAAAAACGGGTTCGCCTACAACATTGGCCATGACCCATTTGCCGTGTTCGGTGTCTTGCCATTCGGCTATAGGGAAACCAGCGTACAGATAAGGATCCTCCACATCGCCCATTGTAAATTCGTGTAGTATCATTTTGTTTAGTATCATTTAAAATTAATTTCTTTTTCGTTTATCGCAGACGCAATTTGATCAAACCAATGTGATTTTCTATCTTGGTATAACTTGGGCAATACATCAAAGAATTGTCGTTGATTATGTTCCAGTACCGGTAACATTTCCAAATATGTGTTGTTTAGTTTTTCCAAGGACCATCCTGAAATTTCTAAAATTAAATGCAATATAGATTCGAATCTTTCTTGATGGCTCAGATCATCATAACTTTCGTCCCACCACTGATCAAATGTACGGAATCCCATTTCTTTCAGTAGTTTTAGAGTTCCTTTATTTGAATACAAAAGAAAAGGATGACCGAACGCAATGGCCTTGAATGTTTTTTCTGTAAAGTACGGGTATTGTTGATCATCGTAGGTCTCTGTGATCACCGAACAAAATGTATCTTTGTAATAATGGTCCTGTCCTGTGCCCCAGTCATTGCCGTGAAATGCATCTCCGGGAATTTTGTAAGGAATAGTTTTTTTAAGTGCGGAAAAATCTAAATGTTTATTGTACCAAGGAGTGTTGTTGTTTAGATCACCTATGTGTTGATCTATTTGGTCTAACGACAAATATTTGGTTTTTTCTAAATCCCCTAGATAGCTAAAATATGATTTTTCCAGCAACGAAAATTTATTAAAGAAATAAAATAAAGATTGTCTAACAGCACTGGCACGATTATTCAACGATAAAAAATATCGAGTAATATTTTTATTTTGTGCAACAGGCAACTGTGGAAATTTGTCTGTGTAGTAGTTATAAATCAACGGATCTACTATTAGTGTAAAATAGTTGTGATATTTTTCTTTTATCTCAGAGTCATATTCGTGTGCTGACAGTATTATAAAATAATTTTTTAACTTGCCGTGAATTTTGTAATACGCTTCTGCATTGGCCAAAACTTCTTCTATCCAATTGTAAACGTGATATTCTCCCATATAAAGTAGAACTACAATTTTTCCAGAGACATTGCTGAAAAATGAATTTAGCAGTTCTGTGGGATTATATTCTTGAATCACCAAGACATTTTTTTCCAAAACAGATGATCTAAAATCATCTAATATTTCTGGTCTCGAACACAGTCTTTTCATTTTATACCGCCATTGGTGCAGAGATAGTATCATGGCTAACATATCCGTCTAATCGAATGTTGGCCATGGTAAAATCATCGATAGATTTAACATCAGGGTTCAGCCATAGTTGCGGAGCAGGTAATGGTTCACGCTTTAATTGTTCTTTTACCTGCTCAACATGATTCGAATATATGTGTGCGTCGCCAAGCACGTGAACGAACTCGCCTACATCTAATCCGCACACTTGAGCAATCAGGTGTGTGAGTAGACCGTAACCTGCAATGTTAAATGGGACGCCTAGAAACATGTCGCAACTACGCTGATACATCTGACAGCTCAGTTTGTTATCGTTAACATAAAACTGAGCAAAGCAATGACACGGTGGGAGAGCCATGGCATCTAATTCGCCAGGATTCCATGCTGATAATATATGTCTTCGTCCGTGTGGGTCTGCTTTTATACCCTCAATCAATTGTTTTAGTTGGTCAACTTCGTGTCGTACTGCACGAACTGCAATTCTGCCGGTAGCAGGCACTGTGCCCATTTCGTCATACACACGCCAGTGGCGCCATTGTACACCATACACACGACCTAAATCACCTGGGTATTTGGCAAGGGGTTGCCAGTAAGGTGCTGTGGCATTGGCAGACCATATGGTTGTCTTTTCCGACTCGGCGCTACCATGTAATATCTCTCGCAACCGCTTTTCGTCCCCTGACCCTTCAATGAACCACAGCAATTCTGATACCACACTACGCCAGGCCAGTCGCTTGGTGGTCACAGCAGGAAAGCCTTGGGCCAAGTCATAGCGTTGTTGCATACCAAACAAACTGATGGTACCTGTTCCAGTACGATCTTGTTTGGCAGTGCCTTTGTCCAATACTTGTTGTAATGCGTCTAAATAGGTCTTCATAATCTATTGGGTAATTTTTTATCAAATTTGTACGGTCGGTTGTTGACAATATTATCACTGATACTGTTAATAGAATCCACAGTATAGGGGTCAAATACAATATTATTACACGTACGGAATAACATGTTTAGGTGTTCGCTGGGCAAAGGGTGTAGATCTATCTCACCGGAATTGGTATAATATAAATGTTTATTTTCTTTAACGATTTTTTTAAACTCGCCAACTTCTTGATTTATTTCTTGACTGTAGCGTGTGGGATCGTAAACAAATATTTCGTCAAAGGCCGGCCATGAACTGCCGCTCAATCTATCATAAAGATCTATCAAATTGTGCGAAGCTGTTTGTGTTAATTTACGTGGTTTAAACTCATAGTTGACGTTGTGTATTTTTTCTAAAGTTTTGCAATACAATCGTCCAGCAGGTCCGTCAGTGTCATATGGTGTCCACGATAGCATATGATAGTTGACACTGAGATTGTTGAGAATAACATCAATGGCTGCAAAATTTGCAAAACTAAGAATTTCAAATCCTGTGGGACAACTTACTGGATCTTTGTTGGTAGCATCTGCCAAAGATCGATGTTGATGACTCCACTCATTGAATTGATAATAGTCCATGCGTTCTATACCGGTCCACATGATGATCACAGTATCTTTTTTTGATATGTGATTACGTGTTAGGCATTCGATTACAGAATTAAAAATGAATTGGTTACCGGCAGCAGGCCTTGCCCAATTTTCATGATGCTTGAACTTTTGTCCTAGAATATTTGCCCAGGTTGGCCATTTGTATGCAGTCATGCTACATCCAAATGTGTACAGGTTGCCTGAGAAGTTTAGTGTCATCTCATTATTTTACATTCTAAATCGGTTTTTGTAAATCATAAAGGTACAACTGCGATCTGCACTGGGTTCAGCAGTCATGGCCCGAAATCCATTGAGATATCGATCTAGATGTATGCGTGTGTCTGAACGAAAGTTACCCTTCATGTGTGTCAAGTAAACATAATCGCACAGTATACTGGATGACTCGATCAAGTTCTTGCCGCCTATGACAAATATCTGTCGATCGGGGTGGGCGGCTTCTATACGCTGTAGCTCGGTGACCACATCACCTTTTAGAGTTCGAACTCCGGACACAGCAACGGCTCTGTTTGTAAAAACATAGTTGATTCTGTCTGGCAGGGGTTTGGGCATTTTGGGATCGTCCCAGGTCTTACGGCCCATGACAACAACTTGTCCCTTGGTCAGTTCTTGAAAGTGAGTCAAGTCTTCGGCATTGTGTGGCCAAGGCAGTGTTCCATTGAACCCGATATTGCCTTGTCCATCGGAAGCAAAAATACAATTGATCATAAATTTTTAAGTAAGCGGTCTGTAAACGTTTGAACCACTTTGCTGACACTGTCAATGTTGATGTAGAAATCAACATCCTTTATGTAAGCATCAAGATCCTTGAGTTGTTGATTGAGTTGAATTTCAATTACTTCTGGATCTACTCCTTCTTCGAGCAATTCAGTTATGTTGATTTCAACCACAGTATCATCCATCAAGTTTACAGTAATGGACCGAAGAAAACTCACAGGAACTTCGTTTTTCTCAACATCCTTTAAGATCTTGGTCCACTCTTCTTTGCGACTTAGTTTAAGCCGCTTGCTTTTTTGCCGAGGTTTTCTTGGTGGCTTTTGGTTTGACATTGGTAACAGGTGTAGGAATTAGTTGTGCGGCTTCTTGTTCTAAGCGAGCGGCTTCGGCCAATAGGCTGTGTGCGTCTGCTTTCATCTTGGTGGCCTGTGCTAATCTTTGTGTAGCAAGTGCAGAATCATCCAATACATCTGCAGTGGATACAAATTCCCCAGCACTCATGGTACCCTCAACTTGAGCTCTTGCTCGACTGTTGGGTGGTTGTCCTACTTCTTTGAGTTCTGCTGGGCGGCGCTTGCCACTCATACCTCTGTCGGCATCAATTTCTGCCAGTTTGGCAATGGCTTCTTCACCTTTGCTCATTTCGTCAAGAATACCATTTAGTTCGTCTAGGCGCACACTCGAACTGTTGGTTGGCGTTACTAGTACTTGACTGGTTGGCACCTTCTTGATAAGTCCTGCACGGTGTAGTGCTTCTAAACAGTTCTGACCATCGGCCATGGTTGTTCTGAATAACACATCGCTAAACTCTTTGGCATTTTGTCCGATGGGACTTTCCAACGCTTTCATGACTTCGTCGTGATATAGTCTTGGTAGCAATTCGCTATAGACCAACAGACACATATGGTCTTCGTTGGGAACTTTTCTAAATAGGATAACAACTCGCTGGCTGTTATGTTTACCGATGTGCTTCATCATAGTTTATTCTCCTTGATCAGCGGGTGCTGTTTCTGTTTCTGCTTCCGGAGCAGGATTGCGTTGTACAGCGCCGTTGGCTTCTAGGAAAGTGATTAAACGATCGTGAAGGGCACCCACTGTGGCCATTTCACCGGCCTGTATGGCACCGCGTTGTGCTGTTACTTGAATTAGTTTTACAACCTGGATAAGATCCTGCAGGCTCAGCGATGGTGCTGGTGCGGCTTCTGGTTGTGCTTGTTCTGTTGTTTGCTCTTCTGACATAGAATTCTCCATTGGTTTGAACTACTTTTATTTAAGTGTTCTTGACCAATGGAGAATTTTTTTACTAGATTGTCCAGTCTTCTACTGAATTAATTTGGTTGAGCACCAGACCAAAGTAACTGGCCTCCGCGGCTATTTCAAAACTGACAGCCTTACAAAATCCAACTCGATGATTTTCGTCTACTTGATAGTGATCACCGAACCAAAAACGTCCCTCGAGATTTTCGTAGATCCAATCGCTGATATTTTTTGGATCCACTCTTAGATCAAAGGCAACTCGGGTAAAATGTGGCGGACTATGATCCAGCCTACGCAACCCAAACACATTTAGGGGATTGGGATCACCGTGTTTGATCATGTTGCGCCTGCGGCAACTTTGGCCTTGTTGGACAGTTGATGGTTGAGCTCTTCATCAATTTCACCAGTGATGATTTTGAATTTTGGTGTGCCTTGCTCAACTTCGGGTGCAACCAATCGATCCTGCAACATGTCATTGGCCGCATCACGAAAAGTTTCAGTTAGATTGTATTGCTGACTGTATTGTGCAATTTCACAGGCCCTGGCAAGATCATCCAGAGTCTGCTCCAATTGCCAAATTCTTTTTTGTTGGGTGTCAATAATTTCACGTGCCTGTTTGACACGTTTGATTTGTTCTGAGTCAATAATTTGCATTGCGTCTCTTTCTTGTGTCAAATTCGTGAGTTACATAGTGTTTGATCAGACTACGTTGAATCATGGTAATCAAATCACCGTGATCCTCGGGTACTACAAATCTGACCGGACAAGTACCCCAGGTACCAGTACGGATGAAGTCATGATAATAGCGTCGATGATCTTTGTTCTCTGGTGTAAAAACAACCCAAGGACGACCCATCAATTGTAGTCTACTCATATTACTTTTTACCTTTCGCGGCTTCTTCGTAGTGTGCCCAAATACCCCAAGGTGGCTCGCAACCGGGGTTGCCTTTGATAATCCAAACAGTTTCGCAGTATTCTTCAATACCCCACTCACCGAATGGCATACCATCTGTAAACACAATGAACTTTTTGGGTTCAATGTTGTTTTCAATCATATAGGTCCAATTGGCCATGAAGTCAGTACCTCCACCACCCATTGGCTCATAAGTGTCAATTGAATCCATGTTGTCACTATTGAACACTTGCATATTGTAGATGTCGGTGTCAAAACACCAAACAGTGATCTTGTATTCATCATAAGCATCCATGATACCTTTGATCTCGCTCAGGAACGCCTTGCTGTCTTCGGTACCAATCGAGCCCGACATATCAATGGCAATACACACATCAATCTGTTCACCGGGTTTGGTGCCAGGCAAGATGGCATCCATGTGCCATCCTCTACGGCTGGGCTTCATCCATGTAAAGTCATCTTTGATGATGCTTTGGATTTGTTGTTGTATCAGTTCACGCCAGTTGATCACAGGCTCAGTCAAGTCCTGTACCATACGTTTGACACCTGCGGGCAAGTTACCTGCGCCCACGGCCTGTGCGGCTGCCAACATGGCTTCTTTGACTTCGTCCTTGATGGCCTGGCGTTCTTCTTTGCTCAAACGTGGGCGACCGTTGCCGTCTTTGCCTTCACCGTCGCCATCACCGTCATCACCTTCACCGTCCAAGTGCTCATCCAACACCTGTTTCAACAATTTGTTGATGTCAATCTTGTCTGCGTTCTCGTACAAGTCATTGTAGACTTCTTCGTAACTCCAGCCCTTGTATTTGTTGTCGTATAGACCAATGGGAATCTTGTCACCAATGCGTTGTTCCAACAGGTCTGCGTTCACACAATAGTCAGCGGCAATATTGCTCAGACGTGGCTCGCGATCACCACGACGATCCATATGATCATACACCACGTGCAGGACCTCGTGTCCAAACAAGAACTCCAATTGTTTGAGTGGAAGATTGTTGACGAACTCGCTGTTATAGTAGAACCTGCGACCGTCTGTGGCGGCGGTGCCGCACCATTCATCGGCATTGATCAACTGCAAACGAGTGGCCAAGTTACCAAAGAACGGAGCCTTGAGCAAGAGTCCAATACGTGCAGTGATCAGTTTTTCACGTGCGGCCGCATCTTTTTTAGGGTCAGTGACTGTTTTAACTTTGGCTTTGTCTGCTAATGTGGTATCTGACATACGTGCTCCTTGTGTGAATATTAGTATTATACAATATTTTGGATTTATGGTCAACTCTTTAATAGAATCCAGGATGCCATAGGATGGGTACCTTTGAAATAAAGGTAGTAGGCATTGTTTCGCCAATCGTGATGCCAACACCAATCTGGGAAAAACGTTGGGTCAACTTTTCGGATTGGCCAAACATCATCTCTACTACAGGCCGGACCAAAAGTGGACCAACATTCTGTTCGAATCTGATGGTAGTCATAGGCTTTATCGGCTCCACGAATCCAGGCACGATGTGACCAAAGGCTTCTTCCGCTATGTCTACCATCAAGTTTTTCAATAATGATCATAAGGTGTACAGGAGCCTCGGCCCCTGTCCTGTATTACTTATTGCCACTTGCGGCAATGATGTACTTGCCGTATTTCTGATGGAATGCGTCAAAACTGGGCATCTTGCCGGGCACCATTGGTAATGCATACGTGGTGAGTGCAACACGAGCACCCATCACAGTCAACTCGGTGGTAAAGTTAGTCATCATAAACTTCAAGAAGTTGTCGGCCTGAGCGTGCCACTCCTTGATACCGGGGGTGCCCAATTTCTTGAACGAGTCCTGCAGTTCATAACACAGGCTCACAGTCAAGGAATACATGGCACTGACTTCTTTGACCTTGAGTTCAGTTACCTTGCCGCTCAAGATGTCTTCGGGCTTGGGCATCTGTCCAGCAACCTTGCGGTGTGCCATGAACTTGACTGCCAGTCCTTCACCAACCAAGCCCGACACCAAGTCTGTGAGCTCTTGCGGAGTGATGTCGTTGTCTTCTACGAACTCGCTAACAAAGGTCCACGAACGTGGGGTGGCAAAACTGCGGCTGGGCGAGCGTGGATCAAAGTCAAACATATCTTGCTTGGCAAAGCTCAAGTAACCAACAACATCGGCGTGGATCTTGTTGTTCACTGCCCAAGTCTGCCACGAGTCAAAGTCTGGACGAACTTCAAGATGCAAGAAACGATTGGCCAGCGGACTTGGCATACGGTATGTGACACCTTTGTCGCTCTCACGGTTACCTGCGGCAACGATCACAACATTGTCTGGCAATTTGTATTTGCCAATGCGACGGTTCAGAATCAACTGATAACCTGCGGCCTGTACACTTGGCGCGGCACTGTTCATTTCGTCCAAGAATAACACAACCACCGGATACTGGCTGGCCAGTTCTTCGTCGGGCAAGTCGATTGGGGGAGCCCAATCCATGACTTCTTTGTTCTTGTGAAAAAATGGGATTCCTCTTAGGTCCGTGGGTTCCATCTGTCCTAGACGTAGGTCGATCATATGACCACCCAGTTCTTGGGTCAGCTCAGCAACCACTTCGGATTTGCCAATGCCGGGAGGACCCCACAAGAATACGGGACGTTGTTTTTTAAAGCATCGCAGAATACGACTGCGGGCTTCTGTTGCGGTAACTGTACGGGCTTCAGTAGCGGCCATTTGCTAACTCCTTGGTTGAAAAAACTAATTATAAACTAAAAGTGATTTATTGTCTGTCGCGAAAATGCAACATTCAACTATTAATTGTGTTGTAAGGATTCATATCCTCAACGGTGACACCAAAGTCTTCCAAGACCGCAATCACTTGGTCAAAGGGCAGTTCTAGTTGTCTGGAGATGCCTTGTGCATCGTATCCGTCGATAAACAGTTCTTGAATATCGTACATCAAATCTTTCATGGCACTCATTATACTGTCTCCTTGTCCATAACGTAGGTGAATAAAACAAATTTGGCACGGTTCAACAGTTGGCGCTGATCTTCCAAGATGTTGGCCAGTGTGTCTGAGTCATAAGGGCCATAACTGACCATTTCTTGTGCGTCGCTCATCATTGACGCCGCAACCATTGCAGGACCTGAAAAACGGAATGTGGAGCTGGATTCCACTGCTTCGCGCATACCAGCTTCTGTGACACCGTACATACGAACTTCACGTTTTTCTTTTTCGCTCAAATCATTGTATCGCATTCGGGGCTCCTTTTTGCTTTGTATGCCTATATTATAACAAATCGCTGAATTATGGACAACCGAAATCAATTGGCCATCAATGTAATTTGCACATCGACGCCTTCGTGCGTTATGCCCACACCCACAGGGCGACCTTCACCGGTGAAACTGCTGTGACGGCGATCGTAGGCCAGTTTTTGGATCGCAAGGCGCAGAGCGGCACCGTGGCTGGCTGTGGCCGTTTTTGTAAACAGATCGTTTACAGTACCGTACATACCAAAACCGTTAACAATAAATCGTATTTTGGTACTGTTACTAAATCCGGCTACGTGTCGCATCTTGAACTCCTTTTTGCTTTGTATGCCTATATTATAGCAAAAAGGGGAATTATGGACAAGAAAAACCCTGCTGACAGCAGGGTTTTCAAAAGGTAATACTTTTTGTTTAACTGTTTAATACACGGGCAACCGAGTTCATAACACTGGCAATTCTACCAATGTCACGTAATTGTTCCACAGAGTAACCCTCAGTCTTTAAGGTATCGTAGTGTGCCTTCACACAAAAGTGACATTTGCCCACAATCGAGGCCGCAAGGCTGAATGCTTCAAAGTTGGCCTTGGTGGTACCACCGTGACTGATGATAGCGTTCATACGCAACCCTGCAGGCAGTCCTTTGAGTGCAGGATCGTCAGCCATTTCAACATAAGGATACCATACATTGTTCTGCGCCATGATACTGGCAGCGGTCATGGCTGACTCTGCGTGTACTGGTGCATCGGCCAACAAGATACTCAATACCTTGCCGTTGCCGGTTGCGGCCAAGGCAGCCACAGCACAACCCATGGCCACATCTGCGTCTAAGGTACTACGAAGCAGAACTGCATCTAAATTCAATCGGGTGTCTTTGGCGTAGTCCGGTAACGCACTTTTGATTGTCTCAATAAAACTCATTTTCTTTCCTCTATGTTATAAAACCAATCGTCACCCGCAGTCCATTTGCGTGTGCCATCCACTGTGAATATGGTCTGTGCTGCCTGGAAGTCTGGAAACTTGGTCACGCCTGCAATCAAACTTTGATCATACCACAAGCATCGGTTGTTGGGTTGGCAAGCAAACTGACCGTTTTCAAGTCGAATAAAATTGAAGCTCTTGTGTTCTTCTGCAACCTCAGTGAATCCTGTGTCCACATCCATGCCGTCGGCACAAAAATCTACAGTGAACAAATAGGTTCCGTGGTGCCATTCCTTATCTTTGCCCAGAAACTTTACACCTAGATTACGCAAGCCTATTTTTTCAACAATGGTAAATCGATAGCCCATGCAGTCCCAAAGTTGTAGAGTATCTATGGGCAACTGACCTGTGTAGTTTTCCTGCCATACATAGGCATGGATAGGCAGTTTGTCATACAATGCTCCGTAGTTGGGCAACAATGACTCAATACGAAACACCTGTCCCCGCAAGGCTTTGAGACTGACCCAGATGGCTGGTTCTAGTTCGCCGTGACCTTTTGCGAAGTTATAAAGAAATTCTCGTTTGATCCAACACTTGATGGGCGGCAATGATCCTACAATATAACTCATTTTAATATTTCCCTGATGCTAGTACAATTTGACAAATGTGTTCTAGTCGTTCAATGTGTTCAAAGGCTCGCCATGGGCTGGTATCTATGGCCACTACACCGTGTCCTTTGATGCCCACAATATCGTAAGCAATGTTGCCTTCTTTGTCTAATTTGAGATTCTCATGACATTGATCAGCCAGTTCTTGACTGATAGGAGCAACATCTCCCACATTGGGCGCAACTCGAGTATAACGATTGAGCTCTGGAAATGCCGCACTGATGGTGCTGAGATCAATGCCGCAATGCATGGCCGCAATACAGTAGGTAGGATGTAGATGAACTACTACTCTTACTTCTGTATGATGTTGTCCCATACGCTTTTGTAGGCCAAAGTGCAAGGGAATCTCTCCGCTGGGTTTTAGTTTTTCACTAATATCGGTGTATGGCAGCTCTGTCCAATTCCAACGTTCAACAGGTTGGTACATGATACCAATCTTCTTGAATTGATCGGGTTGCATGGTCTGTTTGCGAACGCCCGAAGGTGTGATGTAAAAGTGATCGCGGTCGTGATGACGAATGCTGACATTGCCATCACGACTGGTGATCCAGTTGCGTTTGTATGCTTCAACTAATGTGTCGCAAATGGTTTCTAACATTGTTTACGATCTTTCAATCATAGTTTTTTATCCACTGCTACTGCCCAGTTGCCCCTAAGAGCAAAATACAGTCCACCTGCCCAGAGACTGAAGTGCAAATAGTCAGTCATGATAAAAGTCAGCAGGCTTTCGGGTTTGAGCACAGTCCAAATCACACCGGTAGCAATACAGCACATCACAATGCCACTAAAGCGAGTGATCATATCACCTATCACAGCCACAGATGGAATGTCTTGCAGACGTGGAACAGTGGCCAAGCCACCTACCAATAATCCCACGCCGGCTGCCACTTCACCGTAGCACACAAACCACCATACCAATGCCGGCAAACCAAATCCAGCACCCATGGCAGGATCAAATGGAAACTTACTGAGACCTTGACTGATAAACACCAGTGCCAGTGGTATTCTCAACAGCAGATGGCTGAGACTGAGATCTGGCAAAGTTTGCCAATAATTTCTAAAGTTTATAAACATGACATTACTTTAGTGTGGCTGTGTAGGCAGCAATGTTCTTGATATCGTCTGCACTCAATGCACCAGCCATGCCCCACATGAGTTGGCTTTGTGGACCTACTTGCTGTTTGTTCTTGTAGGCTGTGAGTTTCTTTTCAATGACCGCGGCTGGCTGTCCTGCCAACTTAGGGCCAACTCCGCCCTGTCCTTGAGCACCGTGACAAGCCGAGCATGAAGCGTATTTGGTCTTGCCCTGAACGGCATCTTGTGCTTGAGCCGATACTGATAAAAATAATGCAGTTGCTAACACTAATGATTTCATTTTATTTCCTTATAAAATTTTATTTAATATCTCTAGTTAGTGCTAGATTATCTTTTTGACTTAGATGCGGATCATTCCACACATTACGACGGTTCCATTCTTGTATCTTTTCAAGTCGTTGTTGGTCAGTCAACTCATCACAACGACTGCTGTAATCTGGCATGCGTAAGAATTGATCTGTTCCTACTCTAGGTGCATAGGCCTTTCTAAACATGCTCATGATAAAACCAGTAGAAAAAGCCATGGTGATTAGGGCAATGTGACCAATCATGTTGTAACCAATAGTCAACAATTCACCAATGTAAATGCCAAACGCCAAACACCAGAAACAGGCTAACAAGATACTGGTAAGATATCTTAGGTATACTGGTGCATGACGTAGGCTGTTTAGATTAGGATTGAGTCCGTCTCTAAAAGCCTTGTATAAGATATAGATAAATTTTAAAACACTAAACATACTTCACTCTCCCAAAAGTTTCACTTGATGACCATTCATCTGTATGATCCAATTGTTCTTGTACAAGATAGGAGCAAAACTAATTGCCATACCTATTGCACAAAAAATTACAGCCTTGGTTACTTCGTTCATAGAGTCTCTCCGCCCACGGTACGGTTACAGGCACACAGTTCACCAGTTTGAAGCGCATCAAGAACTCGCAGGGTTTCTTCTGGGCTACGACCCACGTTCAAGTTGTTCACAGTAACGTGTTGGATAACATTGTCTGGGTCCACAATGAATGTAGCGCGAAGTGCGGCTCCGGCTGGAGCATAGAACACGCCCAACTGTTCAATCAAGCTCAACTCACCACGCTGTGTGTCAGCAAATTGGTTGTGTGTAATCTTCTTCAAATCAGCGTGAGCTGTTTGCCAGCTGACTTTACAGAACTCATTGTCTGTTGAACCTGTGAGCAGGACTGCGTCACGGTCAGCAAAGTCACCTGTCAACTTGTCGTAGGCCACAATCTCTGTAGGGCAAACAAATGTGAAATCTTTTGGATAGTAAACAATCACTTTCCACTTGCCTGGAAAATCCTCATCTGTAATTTCAAAGAAAGCATCTTCTGGTTGTCCTGGCTTCACGCCAGTGACTGCGAATGTTGTTAATTTATCACCAACGGTTTTCATATATTCTCCTTTATTGATAATGAAATGTGCGCTCGGCACGTACTGTATTATATATGCTAATAAAAACTATTGTCAAGCGGTTTTCATAGGCATTTGCTATTGTATTTTTTAATGGTCCAGTTAGAAGATTTCAATTACTTTTTGGCAGGGGTAGGTGTGTCTGACGTGGGCTCAATTCGTTTGAGTTCGTCTTCGGTAGGAAATCTTCCAGGCGGATTAATATCCCAAGAGTCTGCGGTGAAAATTCTCACAGGCTTCCAAAATTTGTGAATGATGTTGTTGACTATGACCACAGCAATGACAACAACAACAAACCCAAGAGCTGTCAAAATACTGCCGCCCAACCAAACTGCTGCCTGATCCATGTCCATAATAACTCCTAAAAAATGTTATTGTACACAGAAACAAAGGACCTGTCAAGGTCCTTTGGTAAAGCTGGTTACGAGTTCCAGCGCCACTCTATCGTTGTGGTCGATTATGTTATTTAGTGGGTATATTATTACAGTTTTATTAATTTCGAACTGGCACTAGATTATCTCGGAATATTGTCCAGGCACGTTCCCAACTCCAACGAGCACTGCCTTCCCAAACACGTTGACGGTCCAGCATGAGTGCATCGTGAACTGCCTGTTTTAAATCTGCATTTAGACAGCCGGTGATGCCTTCATCAACCACATCTTCTGGACCTTGTACAGGAAATGCCGCCACCGGGGTACCACAGGCCATGGCCTCAATCATGACAATACCGAATGTTTCCCACTGACTGGGAAACACAAACACTTCGGCATTGGCATACCACTTTGCCAATGCTTCACCAGTTTTAAATCCAGTGAATATTACATCAGGATATTGTTTCTGGTATGTTTCCAGCATGGGTCCATCTCCGACCATTACTTTAAGATATCCTGGATAGTCCATTTCAAGAAATTTTTCCAAATTCTTTTCTTTACTCACACGACTCACACACAACATATATTTGCCATCAGTTTTAACTCTATGTGCTGGATGGAATACGTCACGATCAACACCGCGTGTCCACGGAATAACTTCGCCGTCGAACCCGTGAGCCTTGAGCTCTGCCACCATCGAATCTGTCGTGGTCAACACCTTGCCTGAGTGTTTGTGAAACCAACGCACCACAGGCCATGTGACCATTTCGGGTATGCCAAATAGTTTCTTCAACCCTTCAGGAAACTTAGTATGATAAGCGGTGTTATACCTATAACCACATATTGAAAGATACTTTCTAGCCCACAGACCCAAAGGACCTTCTGTGGCGATGTGGATATGATCCGGATCAATCTCTTCAATCTTCTGGCCCATGTTCCTTGGAAGGGCAAGTTTGACTTGGTCGTAGCCAGGACAATCAACATAGCGGAACCGCCTGGGATCAATATAATCAATGCGATAACCATCCAGTACCGCACAAGCCTCAATGTTCTTGTAAGTGGTGACCACACCATTAATTTGATCCGGCAGGTTGTCGGTTATTATCAATATCTTCTTTGTCATTTGTTCGTGTCCATGTTACGATCTCCCATTGTCCAGAGTGGTGTTCCACCAAGGCAGTACACGATTCTACCCAATCGCCGTCGTTCATATAGACGACGCCGTCTATAAGTTTGATCTCTGCGTGGTGTATGTGTCCACATATCACACCATCAAATCCACGCTTCTTACAGTAGCCTGCCAGATTCTTTTCAAATTGAAACATGAAGTCTGAAGCCTTTTTGACTCGGTGCTTGAGATATTTACTAAGACTCCAATACCCAAAGCCTAATTTGTGACGAACCCAGTTGAAGCGACTGTTCCAATTAAGCACCATATCATATAACTTGTCGCCGAGAAATGCCAACCAAGGTGCCAGTCTGGTGATGCCATCGAACAGGTCTCCGTGTGTTACAAGATAGTGCCGGCCATCTGCACCTATGTGTTCGGTCTGATTAACAATTTCTATCAGGCCAAAACTGAAACCATATGGTATCATGGGCCGCAGGAATTCGTCATGATTACCGGCCACGTACACGACCCTGGTGCCACGTTTGGCATGACCCAACACTCTACGCACCACATTGGTATGGCTCTGTTTCCAACGCCATCGGTTTTGTTGGATTTTCCACACATCAATTATATCTCCCACAAGATATAGTGTATCGCAGGTGTTGTGTTTGAGAAAATTGTTGAGTCTATCCGCCTGGCAGTCTCGTGTGCCAAGGTGTACATCGCTGATGAATATACTGCGGTAGGTCTTCTGCATATAATATTTACGCCAAAAATCGTTACAGTTGTGTTACACATAAGAAAAAACCTGCCGAAGCAGGTTTGATCCATCTAATCTAAATAGAAATTAGAAATTAAAGCTGACACCCAAACCATAAGCGTTTTCTTTGATGTCTTGATAACTCTTGCTTAGGTTAACATTGATTGCAACATTCTTTGCGACTGGGTGCGAATATGTACCAAATACCAATGTTTGATTGGTCATGGACTCTTCGGTGCTGCCAACACGAGTTTTCACACCAACTGTGGCAAGACCTGGGCCTGCTTTGAAACCAGTTGTTGCACCAACCAACCCGTAGTTGTATGCGGCACCTTTGGCGCCGTTGGCACCGTTATCATGACCCCAACCAACAAATGGAGTAATAGCACCCATTGCTTTGCCAGCAGTCAATTCTAGACTGTTGGCCAGTCCGCCTGCGGCCGACACGGCAGTACGGCTTTGTAGGCCAGCTTGAATGCCACCAATTTCTTTACCAGCACGAACATACTGAGCTGTGCTGTTTTGGTTGCCTTGTTTGCTTTGAACGTGTTCGACATCGACTGTGATGTAGTCGGCGGCTGTGGCGCCAAATGATGCGGTCAAGGCCGCGATTGCTAATAGTTTTTTCATTAATACTCCTTGTATAAAAAACTCTGTTGTAGTGTACAACAATATTTGAAATAGAACAAGCCTTTTGGCTATAGTAGTATTTATGCAATATTATGTACTGATCAAAGAATAGGCTCCGAAGAGCCTATCTGTTATTTTCTGTTACGAGGTATAACTACCCTAAGCAGTGTTTAGGCTGCTAAGGCAAATTGTGAGTCATTTGCATTTACTTTTTTTGCTTGATTAACGGTCATCGCCTACCGTGCTGTCCACTCTGTTACTTGTTGCCCTGTCGAAACTATGCAGGCCCATCAAAAGAACTATTGACTAACATTCCCCCACATACTGCATTTCTGGTGTGGCTAATGCAAAAGTTCTTTTGGTGGACCTGGGGGGATTCGCACCCCCGTCCAGAACACCGTTCTCTTTGCTTCATACAGCAATAACTGTTACCAAGGCTTAACTGGCTTTTTAGGTCCGGTTGCTTTGCCTTGATTTGCTTTAATATCACTACCAACGTCGAGAGTTGAAGTTTTAGTATTAATAGCTCGGGTCTGCCAAGGCTCATTGTGTCCTGGAATATTGACTGGCATACCAGTGTCTTGCTCGGCGCTACTGTTTGGTCCTGGTTGGACAATTGAACCACTCTGGGCTCCTCTTGCTCTTCTTGCAAGTTCAGCTGGATCGGCATCCTGCTTTTCGCCAGGTGCCGCAGCATACTTGGCAGCATCACGATTGTAAGCACGAGCGGTCTTTAGACCCTGAGCCACTTGATCTCTTTGTTCCGGACTGTTTGGACGTATGGCATAATCCTGATAGCCTGGACCAGCACCTGGATTTACCAGTACGCCACGTACCGCTTCGTCTACAATATCCATGTATTTGCGAAAAAATTCTGTGCTCATATTCAGCTCCTGTATGGTATTATATATTTATACGCAGAGCTTGTCAACCTGCATTGGCACCTTAGCCATAAGTATTATATGTCCGAATTTATATACACCCTCGTCGCCACACACCTGACTATTGCGTGTGTCACCCTGTACCTACACCGTAGCCAAGCACACAGATCAGTCACATTCCATCCGGTGATTGCACACTTTATGAGATTCTGGTTATGGCTCACAACCGGAATGGTTACCAAACAGTGGGTGGCCATACACCGTAAACATCACAGATTCAGCGACGCATCGGGCGACCCACACAGCCCACACGTATACGGAATTGGGCGTGTATTTTTTCGAGGAGCATTCTTATATCATGAAGCGTCAAAAGATAAAATCATGGTTGACTCATATGGTCGTGGTACTCCTGCTGATTGGGTGGAGCGCAACATATACACTCCTCACAGTAGACTTGGCATTGGCATTCTCTTTGTGTTCAACACCTTGATGTTTGGCTGGTGGGGTCCGCTGATCTGGGGTATTCAAATGATATGGATTCCATTTTGGGCCGCAGGGGTCATCAACGGTGTTGCTCATTGGATAGGATACAGGAATGGAACCACACGAGATCAAAGTCGTAATATCAGTCCTTGGGGCATTGTTGTTGGTGGTGAAGAGTTGCACAACAATCACCACCTGGCACCGGGCAGTGCTCAACTCAGTCGTCATTGGTGGGAGTTTGACATAGGCTGGATGTACATACGTATCCTGGGTGCCTTGGGCTTGGCCACCAGCTATTCAAACAAGACATGAGTTATTTGGTGGTCAGATTACAGGTGCCCACAATGCGTTTGTTTTGAGATCTAAATTCTTCGCGTTTTTGAACCAGAGCCGCCTGACACTCTTGTTGGGTTTTGAACTTGGCCTGTTCGCCACTCTCAGGCACTGGTCCTAAGACGCTGAATGACAGTACCCATACCAAAGGTTGAAACATTTTTTCTCCTTGTGTACATATTTAATGTTTTGACCCAATATTAGGTCAACATTTCATGCAAGGAAGTTTTACCATAGTTCTTGCGTCGAGCATACCAGATCTTCTCACAGAAAGTGGTTATGCTCACAGACTCAGCTTCGGGATGATTCTTGTTGAATTGCACACGATACTCTCGTGGTTGATTCAGTGCCTGATCGGCATTGATATAACCCAGTATATTGTGTTGAGTCTTGATGGTCATTGGATACTGATCCAAGCGATTGTAGTTGATTACCGAGTATTCCTGTACCTGCATGAGGTCTTGGAACAACACAGGATCCAACGCAAACTCCTGTTCACAGAAAGTCCTGATCAGATTCCAAACGTGTGAATAACGATCGTTCTTGTGTATGTCTATGGTTGTGAGATACAGGGCAAACACTGTTCTACTGTCAAACTTTTGATTGTTGGGATCGGGAGTGAACCAGCGGTAATAGTAGTCGTGTATTTCTTGTCGCTGTGTCTGGAACCAAGGGTCCTTGCTGACAAACTGTTCAAACTTTTCGTAGAACTCGCGATAATCAACTGCCCGATATTTTTGTAAAAATCTACTGATGGTGTCGGTCAGTCCATTAATATGGAAGGTGTTGATGAACCAGGTAAAGATCTGTGCTTCTATCATGTCGTCCATTGGCAAATCTACTGTGCTGGCTATGACGTCTATGCCTTCTCGCACTTCAGGATCGTGTGCTTCGATGGTGTTGTTCAAGAAATAGTCTTCCACGTTCACAGTTTTGATGTCGTAGATTTCTCTTTGCACATGATTCATCTCAGTGTTCTCTAGAACCTGACACTGATAGATTGTGATGTTGTTGTGATTGCCTAATCTGAACAAGGTCCAGAAATTTTCTCTCCAGGTCTGTAGTGTTTCTCCAGGCAGGCCCAAGATCAGTTCGCTGTAGACCGGGACACCGTGTTCGTTGAAGTAGTTGAATATCTCAGAGGCCTTTTCGCTCACAAGATTCTTGCGTTTGATGTTGACCAGGGTCTGCTCGTCAAAGCTCTGAAAGCTGAGAGTGAAGCCATATCCCGAATCACTCTCAGCAAACTTCTTGGCCAACTTGACAACTTCTCTGTTTTGATTCTTGGCCCAGGTGATCACAAAATGTGTGGGCGCATTGTATTTGCGTTGTATCTCCAACAGCTTGTTGGCAATCAGTTCATCACGTTCGGGAAAGATTCCAAAGTTGGCATCACATAGAGTGATCCATCCACAACGATGTTGACCCACCCATTCCAGTTCATCCAGCACTCGTTGTATTTCAAACTTCTTGACCTTGCTGTAGGTCAGGCCGCCCCAATCACAAAAGGTACAGGCATAAGGACAACCACGATTGCTTTCAATGGTGGCATTCCATTCTACGTCAGGATGGTCTACGAACAGTTGATCAAACACACCTGTTAGGTAAGGGCTGGGTATTTCATCCAGTTCATCGATGCGTTCAGGTTTGCCAGTATCAACAGCCTGCCCTTGACGATTGATCAGCATACCCGGTATGGCCGCAAAATCCTGGGTTTCAAACTGTTCCAGTATTCTTCGGAATGTTCTTTCACCTTCTTGCTTGATGGCCAGATCCATGTAAGGATGACGTTCAAACAGATCTGCTCGTGCCACTTCCACTTGTGGTCCACCAAATATGATCAGGCAGTTGGGATTGATGGCCTTGACTGTTCGTGCCAATTTGTAGTTGTAATTGGCATTCCAGATATAGTTACTGAATCCTACAATGTTGCTTTGTGCAAGACGTTGGGCAGTTTCCTGGATTGGCTCTCTGCGCCAAATCATACGGTCTAATTCAAAATGTCGCAAGTGTGCAAATTTCTGCACGTAGGCCCATATGACCCCTATACTGTATGGAATATAGTAAGAATTGTATTCTATGGGGCCTTGCTGAAAGTTTGGATTGACGAAACTTACTTTGTACATAATGGGATAATATATTTATTGTAAATTTTTCAATCAAAAAAAAGCCTGCCGAAGCAGGCTTTGTGGCGTCAGTTACAATTACTCAGCAACGGCTTGTTTGGTTGTAGCACGAGCCTTGATAGCCTCAATGCTGGGCTTGGTAGCCTTGACCTTGGCACTAGAGACCTTTACGTCACTGTTATACTTGTCGTCTGCGGCATCAATGGCAGCACGGTAATCTGCATTGGCATACAGATCTGTGGTCTTGAGATGGGTAACCAACTCAGGCTTGGTCATTGCACGTGGCAATTCCATCAACTGCACATCAGTGTCAGTCTTGGCCAAGATCTTGACACGAGTCATATCGGTTGCAAAACGAACCTTGTAACCACCTTTAGATTTACTAACACCACCAACTGCAAAAGTTTTAGACATACTATTTTCCTTGAAAAGTTAAAATTGAAAAACACACTGGCACCTTACCAGTTGTATCTATTATACTGCCTTTTTGATTTAGAGTCAACCTCTTTTTGGTAGGCAGTTTAACCAAAATCTTGCTGTTTCGTAACCTATAGGTTATTGTATATCCATTTAAACGTAACCTATAGGTTACGACCAAAATCTTCAGTTCCGATCTGATGGAAGTGTGCGAGCTTCGTGCTTGATCAGGTTGACCCCACGATCAGCCACCTGAGCCACGCCCGAAAATCCAATGGTAGAAACCACAATACCTAGAATAAATGCTATGATGTAACCCATTTTTGGTCTCCTGAATAAATTATGCCGTTTCTTCAACAGTGGTCAAAGCCTCTGCCAAAGGTACCAATATCTTGCTCAACGGATGACCCACGTCGTAGGTGGTGCCCACATACCAGGTATCGTTTTTCATAACGTAGTAATACTCTGCACACGATTTGTCGCATTGGTCCAAGAACTCTGCAAACGTGTGAGCCACCTTGTATTCGGTATCAGTCTCGCCACGATCACGACCATAAAAGGTACACATATTTTCTGTTGCTCTCACAAAGTCTTCGCGATCTATTTCTTCCAATTCAAACTGGCTGAACGAATGCGGAGTGCCAATATCAGAACGCAGACTACTCATGTCACCCAAAGAAACCAATTCGTTGGCCTTGGCCGAGTCATAGTGTTCCTGTAGGATGGCACCATTGTGCTCAAGATAACCGTCCCAATGGCAATAGATTGATTTACAGACTTCACCGTGCATGACTGCAATTCGACTGCGTGTTCCCATGATTAATCCTTTTTAGTGATAGAAGTTTTAAATACGCCGGCCAATGCCATGGCCGCAAACCAAGTTTCCAAGGTGTAGGGAATGGCCAACACCGGAAACAAAGTGTTCAAGGCCCAGATGCTTATCAGCGGTCCGCCAATGACAACCGCAACAATAAGCAAAATCCACAGCAAAATTTTAGTATCAGGTGACATTGCAATCTCCTTAGGCAAATTCGTACATGAATTGAGACACTGTGGGATCCAAACGAATCAGCTCACGTGCGGCCGAAGTTAATTCACGATAGCGACGATTGACTTCAGTAGGAGGCAGTTCGCCATCACAGGTTAGATTCTCTGGGCTGAGTTTGGCATCAATCATTTCGGCCACTCGCCGACGGCCAGCGGCCGTGGCAACTTCATAGGCCACAAACTTAGAATTGAACATACCAGACCATTGATTTTCTTTTGTGATTAATGCGTTGAGTGCTTTCATTTTGAATTCCTTAAAAGATTAATTAAACTACCAACTCACCAAACTTGGCTTCCCAAGTGGCAATGAACTTGGCGCCGACATCACAGCTGACATAGGCATCACCTTGCATACCCTGTTCGCTATAACTGACGTCGGTGCTGTCAAGACCTTGTGCTGTCAAAAAGTTTTTGAGTTCTGTCATAAACTGACTGTCTGTGTAGATCAAACCGTCAACATCAACATTCCAATCAGTGGTGTTGAAGTACACACACAACTCACCAAATTCTTTGGAGTCAGACACATAGCCAATGTCTACACCAACGATGCCAACTGCTCGGGCGGCGTTGCTCCAGTAGCCAGTGCCTGCGGTATTGAGAACGGTGTTTACTGATTGCATTACGAACTCCTTTTTGCTTTGTATGCCATTATTATAACAAATTCCTGAATTATGAGCAACCATTTAATGGCTGTTCAATGCAGGTTTTGCACCGTTGATGATCTCACGTTCCACAGCGTGAGCAGGTTTGCGTCCACGCACAATGTCAACTAAAAGTACTACAAATGCTTCAGCACCGTGATTGCGTATGCTACGGCACAGAGCCCAATCTTTGCGTTCTGTAACGGCACGGCGAACGTGTTTTTGGAAGCGAATTTTGAGTGCTCGCTTGGGGTTATTACCGCAAACGGTAATACCAATGTAGTACTCATTGGTCACAGTGTTGACCAGTGCATATACAGCGTGGTTTGTGTCTTGGCGGCGTTTTCTTTGCATCATGTCTATATTATAGCAAATAACCGAATTATGGACAAGCCCCGCCAATCCGTCGGGGTATTACAAAAAGTAATACTTGAGTATTACACCGCTTCCAGCATGTTAGCAGGCACTTTCCACAGGGTCAAACCCTCTTTTACGGTCACATACTTAATAGCTACTTTTGTCACAGTACCTGTTACAGTGATTCCGCCGCGTTTGGTACTGGTAAATTTCACAGTGTCGCCCTTGCCAAAAGTGCGTATTTTCTGCTTGCCCAGTTGAGTGCGGGCAAATTGCACGGCACTGACAATGCTGGACAGTTCGGTGTTGGTAAAATTACCGAACATGATTGCGGAATTGATTTGCTGAATTTCAGAAAGACGTTCCATCTTGGACTCCGTTTTGTTTAACAATGCCTAAAGTATAACACAAATAGGAATATTGGTCAACCCATTTTAGTGTTGTAAAAGAGCCACAAATTCAGCATTTATGTCACTGTTATAAAAATGCCGATAATTGTACTCAACTATGTGTTGGCACTGTTGGTATAGTTGGTTGATGTCTTGCTTGGCCAACGTTTCGATGACCTTGGCCACTGCCAGCAACCTTTCATAGTTGTCAGTAATGGTATCATAACTTTCATCTATGTGGGTTCCAAAGGTTTGATAACCACGACTACGTAGATATGCTAAAGTGCCTGCAGGTGCCAACATGACAAACATCTGACCGTGTGCAATGGCTGTGAATACTTTTTCACTGACAAATATGTCACCTTCAAAGAATGTATCTGTTACAATGTTAACACAACTGTCCAACATAAAATGTCTAGGCATTTCGTTGAACTCTACGGAGTTGTCTAAGGTAGGCCAAGGTAATAAATTATCAATTCTATCTGCAACTTTTCTAATTTCTAATATTTGCTGGTCTGTATAACAGTATGGCGATAATGGAGCAATTACTGCCTGTTTGTAACTAATATAGGATACTTTGTCTAATCCTGTTTCCACTAATTTACTCAGAAGGTATTTCCTGCTAGGATAGTCTTTGGTACCTACCATAAAACACGATCTGTTTCTTACGTTAAGAATGTTTGTTCTTAGTTTCCAGATAGTTCCGGCAACATATTCAAAATAAGGAAAGGCCGCATAGATAAAATTTGTACTAGTAATTGGTTGAGACTGGTTTCCATTTAATAAAACCACAGGATTTAAAATTTCTTGTGCAAAGTTATCTATAGCTCTTACAGTGTCAACATGTAGATGAAGTCTGTTTGCTCCGGCCCAGAGTACCACAATATCTTTTGGTGATCTAATTTGAAATTTTACGCGGTCTAAATAACTGACAATTTTAGAAGGATCAGAATCCATGTAGCCAAATGGATTCCAGGATATGTCTACCTCATCCGGCGTATAAAAATAAGTATGATATTCCTGAGTATTAACAGATTTCATTCACTGGCGTGATTTTGTTTGATTTCACGAACTGGATCGTCAAGCAGTTGTGCTACGCGATTTTTGATGGTGACTCTTGAATTGTTCAGATCACGTATGTCCAAGGCACGTTGCCCTATTTCGGCCAGATCCACACCATCCAGTCGACATTTCTTGAAGTCGTCTTCCATGGCCCAGATGTCGGCGTGTAATTGAATCAGTCTAGCAACCTCATACTGTATCAGGCCTATGTCTAGCTCGCGCATCTGTGCGGTATAAAAGTCCAGTTCAGCTTGGTTGGCACCCTGTGTCTTTTGATGCTTGACCACTGCAATGGTATATCTATCTACCAGTTCGATTACAGGAAACTTCATCTGCCCTCCGCTTCACTCTTACAGCCTTCCCAGAAACTGTTACTGGATCCATAAGGACACTGATTGGGATCTGTGATGCCGTGATTCTGTGCCCATTGGTCTCCGGCATAGTGACCTGAGCAATCCTTGGTACAAGGATAGCCACGATGCATCAGGGGTTCGGCCTCTCGGATACGGCGTCTACGCCGGGCTTCTGTGACTATTTCATCGATCTTCATATCATCACCGGCACTACTTCTATCTGTGTCATGTCCGAACCCTCGGGAGCATTTTGTTGCAACCATGTGGCAGCTATTCGGTTGGCATCTGTCTGACTGTTGCCTATGCCACGGAATCTATAAAGTTCCTGGCCGGTGTCACTATCTAAAATTCGCCACTGTCCACTAAAACTATTGCCTGGCGGTGCTGAACTGGCCTGCGGAAAGTTCTGCTCTATATCTAGAGGCACTTCTGGAATTTCCTGTTGTGCCGCAACTGGATTGAATATCACCTGCAGGCTCAGTTGACGGGGATCAACACCATGTCTGCGGGCTGTGTCGTCTCGCACTGCCAGGGCCTGATCCTGACTGGCACCACGTACGGTGTTGAGTGTCTCGTCAGTCTCACGATCCACTATGCGCCAGTCACGTGGAATTTGAGAAGGTTGAGGTCTGATCTCTTGGAATCCGTAGTCTTCAGTAGTTGTGGGCAGGCCAGCGGCTGCCAGCCACTCTCCATAAATTCTGTTGGCATCTCTGCGATCGTCGGCACGAAATCTAAACACAGGGTTTGTATTGAACCGATCCACAACTGCATAGTTGGCCGTGGCTGATTGACTTGGCAAGCCCAGGCGGTTCTCCATGTCGGTCTGTGTGCCTACGTTGGCCCCA